CGGCCGCGTTGGCTGTTACGGCGGCCGCGGTTGCTGCTCTTGAGATGCTCATTGCGTTATCGGCGCCCCATTCCGTATGGCCGATCCGTTCTTCTGGCGCAGCTTGCTTTCGATCTCGCGGCTAACTGCCCCCGGATCGGTGGCTCCTGTGATGTGGAACGTGTTGGTGTTGTAGATTCGGCTGGACAACGCCCCGCGCTCCCTAGCCTCGCGATCCCACGTTGCTTGCGTGCTACCAGGAACTTCGTACTGGCGCGACACGACACGGCCCGCCTTGTCAGCCGTGTCGGCGTTTTTCAGCGCCTTGTACGCGCCCTGGTGCGTGTTCTTCATTTCCCAGGCCAGCGCCTTGATTTGCTGATCCACCGAAGAGCTCTTGATCTTGAACCCCAGGGCGTCTTCGATTGCTTGGCGCCGGCGCGCGCCCCACTGCGCGATGCCGTGCCCCTGCGCAACGCCTTGTTCGTTGTCGTCGCCGGCCGCGGTAGGGTCGAGGCTGGATTCTTTTTGGAGGTTCCCGATAATCCCCGCGATCTGTTTATCGTCCAGGCTGGGCAACGCTTTGCGGAGCATCCCGGCCAAGCGCGTCGTCTTGTCAACGTTGGACGTACTATTCCAGACACGATTCTTGATGCTGATCAGTTTGTCCGCAACGCCCCCCTTCTTGCGCGCCTTCGGCTGACCGGCCAAGCGCGGTTGGCTGGCCTCCTTTCGGGCCAACTCTGCGCGGGCAATCTCTGCGCGTTCGTACTGATCAATCGTAGCGCGGGCCTGGGTTAGTTTGTTTGCCTGATCCGCTCGTTCAAGTAGGGCGCGGGCCTGGGTCACCTCCACCTGCACATTAGCTTGTTCTGCCTGTTTGGCCTGTTTGGCCTGGGGCGCCTGTTCCGGCGCCGGGCCGCGGTCATACTTCGTGCGGTGCTGGCCGGCTGCTTCCTCGCGCCTTGTCCGGGCATCTCGCTTGAGCACCTCTTGAGCATGAGCCCTGTCCGACGGGCTCGGTGGCGGCCCGGTGCTGTCATCTTGTTCCGATTGTTTGACGATGTTTCGGGCTTGGGTTACTTCCTCCGGGCTTGGCCGTGCCGCGGCTGTCGCGCGCAGTTCAGATCGTTCGCCCTCGGCCTCCGACTCGCCCTCGCCTACGACATCCTCATTATTGCCTCCGTGGATGCCCAGCCCGAACGCCCCCAGAAAACCGGCGACTGTCTTGCCGATTCCGGCGGCAAAATTCGGGAATTCCTTCTCAAGCCAGTCATTAAACGCCGAACCGAGCGCCCAGCCGCCGGCGCCGGCGCCGACAGCCATCAAACTCTGCACGCCAATGAGCCCGGCGGTCAGCACCTTCAGCGTAGCTACTATTCCTAGCAGCGTCCAAGCCCAGCCTGACGTTGCTTTGTTTACGGCGTCGAACGCGTCTGTTGCATCGCCCCAAAACGCGCGGATGTTATCCGACCATTGCTTAATAGTATCGCCGACATTTTTGCCGTTTTCGGCGAGCCACGCGTTGATCTTCTTCAATACGCCAACCACCCCAGCTTCGCCGAACGATTGCGCCGCGGTGTAGGCGAAACCCCTAAAGCTAGCCCCCATCAAATCAAACTGCTTCGTGATCTTGCGCGACTGCTCCGTCAGTTTCTTGACCATGGTCTCATCAAACCGGCCTTTGTACTGCTGCTGCGATTTCTCGAACTGCTCGTTCAGGTTCCGGTGGCCGAGCATCAGCTTTTCTTGTATTTTGAGCTCTTCAGCCCACATCACCGCCCTGTACCGGGGCATTGTGTCGAACACGTCCAGCAGCTCTTGCGTGATCTTCAACGTGCTCCGCATCTTACCGTCTGCGTCGCGCGTATCAACACCAAGGTTTTGGATCTGGTGCTCGCGGCCGGGTGACTTGCGAATGGCCGCGGCTAACCCTTCGACCGATCCCCGCGCGGCCTCGGCCGATGAGCCCGTCTGATCCGCGGCGAAGCCAAACGCCTCCAGGTTCCGACCGCTAGCGTCAAGCCGCTTGGTGGCAAAGTAGAGCCCGCTCAGGTCGTTGGTGATCTTGTAGAACCCAGCCGCCGACGCGGCTACAAGCCCGGCGAGTGCGGTCTTGAGACCAAGAACCTGCTTGGTCGCGCCGCCGACCGACTTGTCAAATTTGCGCTCTTGATTATCATCGACCTTGAAGCCCAGCTTCGTCACGAAGCTGCGCATGACGTTCTCTTCAGCCATCGTAGGCTCCAATCATATCGTTCATGAACGCAATATCTTCCAGCCCCACCGTCCCGTCGATTAGCGACTCATACCGGCACAAGTCCTTAATCACAGGGCGCATAAGCCATTCTTCCGGCCCTAGTTCGCGGTACTCGCTGGTGTCTTCGCCGACACGGACTCCTGCCCGGCGCTTTGCAGGAATCCGTCGATAAAACCGCCCAGCTGATCCACAATGACTTGGTAGGCCAGCTGCATGCCGTCCGCCATCGTCAGGTCGTCGTACATCAGCTGACCGTTCGCCCAGATCGGGTAATAGTAGTTGCCCTGCTCGCGCTTAACAACGCTCAACGTCGTGTTGACAATATACTCAACGGTTTCGTCGCCGAGGCTCGCGAGCAGGTCTGTGATAGGCCCAAGATGCGCTGCGGCATCTTCTAGGCTAACAGATTCACTCTCCAAGTCCTGAACGATCGGCAGCAGTGGCGCGATCAGCGGCGAAATACGCCGCGATACGTGCAACTGCTGAAATGCCGTCAGATTGTCGATCCGGTAAGTCGCGCCCTTGTGGTGGATTTCGGTGGTCATACGTTATACGCCCCGATTACTGGATCAATCTTCACAGCATGGAACTCCCACTCAACGGTGTCGCCGTCTTGCGCATAGGTGTAATCCGGGATGCGAACGAAGGCACATTCGCGGCAGGCCCAAAGGTCGCCGGCCTGGCTGTTGCTGACCGTTATAACGTTGAGGCCCCACATTGCTGAATCGACAGACTGGGCGGTGAACGCGGTATTGAGTAGCGCGTTGGTCGGCGACGTTTTGAGTAGGCGGATTGTGACCGTGCCGGACTTGTCCTGGCGCTTGGTCTGCATGCCCTCGCCGTCCGCGCCAATCGTCATCATATTGCGGTCGGTGGTGAACGACAGGGTGATGCCCTCTTCCGCGTTTGCCGAACCGGCACCAAGCGCGATGGACGCGCCGGGGGCGGCCAGCGTCGCGCTAACGTCTCCAAAACTATACGTTGCCATGTTGTGGTCTCCTAGCGGTTGACGTTTACGATAACGTCAACGGAATGAACCGCGCCGGCGAGCTTCGCCGCCACCTGGATCGCGGGTGATTTGCGCGCTGCTCGGTCGGATGCGCTCTGTGTACGGATCGGTGCGGCATAGGTGTAGTAGCCCTTGGGCAGCGTATCACCGGTGTGCAACGACCCGAACACAACTGTGGATTGCCAAACGCCCGCGGCCAGTAGGCCATTCACGACGGCTTGCGCGCAAGACCGCTCAACGTTCGTCTGGAGTTGGTTGACGCCCGGATCAGTCTGCGGGATTTTCGTCTGCGACGTGTAGAGCAAGTTGTACAGGTTTGTCTGAATATAATTCTGCAACCAATCAAGCCCGTGCCGCTCATCGAAGTAGTCGCCGTTGCACATGACGCCCTCCTGTAGGATGGCGGTAGCGTTGTTGTACTTGACAAACACGTTGCAATTCTTGTCCGCAAGCGTGCGCGCCTGGGTTGTGTTCAGCAACTCCGCCTGGGTTCCGGGCTCCTGCTTGAATTTGAGCGTGATGACGGTGTTCTGCGCCGTGTAATTAACGGTGAACGCGCGGCCCATTGCGCTTACGAAAGCGTAGGGATCGCTTGAACTGTACTGAATTGCTGTGCGAGCGTAGCCGCCTTCCATCAGGCGTGAGGCCAGGTCGTCGACAATAGTTGAGTCGACGGTCTGCGGGTCTTGGGTCGTCACGCCAAATATGCGCGACGTGCCCTGCGCTTCGATAACATCCGCTGTCGCAACAATAGCGTCGTCGGTAGCCTCCGCCGCCAGCGCCAGACCGTACCACGCGGTCGACCGGTTTGCTTGATCCTGCACGGCCTGGTCAAGTTCCTGAGCATCGACGCCCTGGAACGGTGCCGACGCATATTCAACGGTGAGGCCAAGCAAGGGTGCCAGGTCGGTACCGCCGCCCACAGTGGGTGTGGCATAGGCAATAGTGGATGTAACACCTGTCGTGCCGGACGTTACCTCAAACCGGGAAAAGCTCGAATTCCAAATAACCTCGGTGCCGGTCGAAAATGCCGAAAGCGCGGTTTGAATTGCCGACGCCACACCATTCAGCGACGTTTCGCCCGCCAAATCAATGGATGTCGAATCAGCGACGTTTGCTGTCACTAGTACGCTGTCGATCTCGATGCTCAGCTCGCCGTCGGTGATACCGGTGAAGTCGCCGGGCGCGGCATCGGCGAGAAAACCACCGTTGAGCTTCGCAGCGGTGGCCGTCGCGGCCCATCGCGCAATGTATAGAAAATTGGGCTTGGGCGACTGCGCAAAAAACGCAGCAGCGGCCTGGTACTCAGGATCGTTGACCCCAAAATCCGCGGCGACGCCTTCCATCTGGCTGTACTCGCGCGGGTCTTCGCCAACCGCAATTGTGGGCGTGTTGCCGAGCAGCAGCAGCGAACCGAAGTTGCGCGTGCCCGCCGCGATCGGCGACAGATTAACGTCGACGTTTACAATGTCGCTGACTGAAAGCCCTTCACTCATATCTTTCTCCAATACTCATTCCGTGATAACCACGTGCTGTTTAGGCATTCCAACGTCATTGTGTAAATCGACCGCGGTCGACGATACAGTTAGAACATCATACCTTAATTCAACACGTCTCCGATACTCTACTGTTACGTCATATCTGTTGTAATATTGCTCGTTCAAAAGAACGGGCGCGGGCGTGATCTGCGAGCATGATCCGTAGTACAGGCCATAATACTCGGCCAGCTCAAGGTTCGCGCTCAGTTGCGCGGTCGTCGTGAACCGCGCAACGTTGTCCATGGCGTCTGGGCCGTAGAACGAGCACAGAAACTCAATCTGTTCATGGCGCGCCGAAAAGCCTTCGCCTTCCGCCGCCCAGGCGTCTTGGTTGATCGTCTGTACGCCGAACGCTACCCAATTGGTATCGTGCCGCGGGCGCTGCGGCGGTTCGCGCTGCCAGCGCGGCCGGATGAGCGACTCGCCAATGCCCGTACAGCCCGCGATAACGTCGTGGACGGGATGGAGTAGCATGTCGCCATACGCCCTATTGGTTGGCTGCAGGTAGCCGCCGGTTGCGGTAGTGTTAGTTGGCGGCGCCATACTCTATGCCCGCTGATCTCGGCGATGCCAGGAACACGCCCACGCATCGCTGCTGGTCAGTGTGTCGTTGTTTGCATATTTGGTCATACCGTCTCGCCTTTTCGATTCACGTGCCGGACGCCGCCCGCACTGTGCAAAGCGCCCTATAGTAGCCGTTCTGGGCGTAGTTCTCAACCGCTGCGACGGTGTAGTCAGCGCCTTTGACGGTCAAAGTGTCCGGCTGGTGACCGGCCTTGGCGTCTAGTAGCTCGAAAGTCGTCGACACTACGATAGCGCCGACGCGCTGTGTTGCGTCAGGTATGCGCTCCGCGGCCAGCCCGCTTGCGGTCGTAACCGTCGCGCGGATGTATTCGGTTATGCTCGTGGTCTGCGTCTCGCCGTAGTCGTTCACGGTAGCCGTTCGCCGCGTGCGCTGGATTGGGGTGGCGAACAACCCAGATGTGGTGATACGACCTAGCTGGATAGTCATGCTACTTGACCAGCACATATGTGATCGAGTTCAGAAAGGCGCCCGTGCGTATCAACGGCGTTGTGCCCAGCGCGCCGATGCGCTGGCGTTCCGAAATCGTGTAACTCGCAAGCTCCGGCTCGATGCCCGCGGTTATGCGGCCCTTGATCGACGTGACAGCGGCCTGGCCTGCGCCGTTCATCTGCTGCTTCACTCGCCGGTCATCGCCGTTGAGCGCAGCGTTGGCAGCGGCATCAAGGCGCTTGTTGATCTGGCCCTGTGCCGCTTCAATGCCCGGCTTGAGCCACGGCCGCGCCGGTATATTCTCTTCCGGCTCACCGTACTCTGACACGTAACCGATCTGGGCGTTTGTAATGTCCTCGCCGCGCGCCGTTTCGTCTGCGGGAACCCCGACAAGAATCTCGCTCTTGGCCAACCGGCTGATAGCGGCCTTAACGTCGTTGAAGTTGTCCTGCTCGGCTTTCTTACCCATGGTGGAACCCGGGCACGCGCGGTTGCCCGCGAGGCAAGACGTGAACCGGCCCGGCACCAAACATCCGGAGCAGCCGGTAGTACCGCCGCCCGTAGGTTGTCTCATTCCAGTGGCCGGCGTTCATGTCCACCACGGATGCCGTGTCAAACGTCACAGACACACTGTCGACGTTCGCGCTTTGAACTAGACCGCTGAGCGAGTCTGCGCCCTGGGCGCCGCCCTGCGCGCCGCCCTGGGCCCCGTCTAGCGTCAGCATATGGGCCGTGTATAGGCCCGCGGCGAAGTCCAGCCATTTGTCCGTGAACCGGCGCTTGTTGAGCGCGTCATACGCCAGCTCGATATATAGCTCAACACTACCAGGCGGATACTTGACGGTATCCCCAAACGCTGGGTAGCGCTGCCGAAAATCCGAGCTGGACAGCGGCATGATTAGATGCCGTCACGGTACGCGATGGTCGACGGATACACCACTTCAACCTGACCCATGCGGCCAAAGTAGGTGGTCAGCTGGCGCAGGTCGCGGTACTCAACCGGCGTGCGCTGGATCGGAACCATCGGGAACCGGACATATTCCATCTGATTGGAATACGCAACCATTCGCGAATTCGCGGAGGCCTGGCCCGCGTTGAGCCACTTGACCGGCTGAATGTCGAGCGGGGTGCCGTTGATGGCGTTCGACAGGCTATTCATCTGCAGGTACTGAAGGATGGAAATGTTGCCTGCGGTCGAAACCTTGCCCTGGACGATCACCGAATACTGGTCAGGCGGTAACAGTAACTTGCTCGGCGCGACGGCCCAGCCGGATTCCTTCCAAGCGCTTTTCAACACCTCGTTAACGTCGGCCAGAATTTTATCCGGGCCGGTCGCTGATGCGCTCCAGTTGCCAGTGGTGGCGGTCGCGCTCGACACGCCCGGATCGTTTAGCAGGCCGGTGGCGCCGATAGAGTCATCACCCACGTATACCATTTCGTCGGTATCCATCTGGTGCTTGCGCTGCATACCCATAAATTTCTGGGCGTCGATCGGCCGGCCGGCCTGCTGGGCGCTCGCCAGTTCGGGCAGCGTCCAGCCGAGCTGCATCGCCCACAAGGTCAGCGGGTGCGGAGTCTTGCTGATATCCAGCTGCATCGCCTGGATAGCGTTGGCATTTTTGCCGATGAACGCCTTACCGCTTTCGGATGGGCCGCCCGCAGATGCGAACGTGGAATTGCTGAAGCTGGACGTTTCATCGCCCATCGTCACGTCATTGCGCAGCATGATGTCGCGCGACCACGTAACGCTCGACAACGGCTGATGCAGCGTCTGGTCGAGTCGTTCAAGCTCACCGACGAGGAATGCCCCGGCGCTGTCTTGAGTCTGCTGGTCGAAAGTTAGCATTCGTGGCTCCTTAGATGTTATACGCAATTTCGACGTTGCCGGCGGCATCGCCTGTGGACATAAACACGGCGTTGGTGAGCTTGATGCTGTTGGTCGCCGTGGTCGGCGCTTCAGCCTCGATGCCCGCCGTGACCGGTGTCCCACCGGTGCCGGTCGCGACGCGAATGTACACCGGCTTGTTGAGGCCCGGCGTCCCAGCGTTGTTCTTGACGCTGATGTAACCGCGCCGCATCACGTTGGCCTGGCGGTCATAGGTCGGCGCTACCGACCCGGCGTTCACGTCGCCAGCGGTCGCGCCTTGGAACGGATAGGGGCGAACCAAAAAGCCATACACGTCAGCGGCCGCGTCGCCGCTGGCGATCGGGACAAACTGGTCATTGGCGTCGATTTTGCCCGGCAAGCCGTGAGCGGCGAAGCCCGACGGATCAGCGAACTGCTGCGACTCAATAGAGGCCTGGGATTCGCGAGTCAAAGCGCCCGCGAAGCCATGGCCCATGCGGTAGAGAAAAGCTGTCATATTAGGCTCCTGCCTGC